ACCTTGAGCGTCAGCTCGCCGGTCTTCTTGTCCTTGTACCAGGGCAGCTTGGCCTCGGGGTGTCCCAGCTCCTTGGCGCCCTTGCGCAACCACGCGTCCACCTTGCGGTGCGCCTCGTCGTCGAACTTGATGCGGGTCTTGAACGTGCGCTTGCCCTTGAAGTCATCCGGCTTGTTGAGCTTCGGGAAGACAAGGGTGCCTTTCGGCAGAGTAGCGTTAATCTTCTTGGTCATTGAAAAGCGTGTGGTCTCAAATGCTAGAGAGAATGACGACGAGCACCGTTAGGATGCCGCCGATCAGGAGAATGGTGTCGGCCGACACTTAGATGCCAGAGGCGGCGCGGAATGACTTGACTATGGTGCCGAGCCACGCGCCGTAGCCCTCCGGCCAGAAGAACGCGTAGACGACGAACAGCAGGCCGCCTGTGAACGGGATGACGTTCAGGCGTGCCGGTACGTTCACTCTCTTGGCCATCAGGAGACCAGCGCCTTGATCTGGCCGGCGACCTTGGTGGCCTTCTCGGACGCAGCGAACGCAACGTCAGCCTGCTGCTCGACCGCGATAGAGATTTGGGTCAAGGCGTGGGCTTCCTTGGCCTTGGCTTCTGCCGCGGCTTCGAGCTTGGTTATGGTGCTCGTGAAGTTGGCGATGAGGGCCTCGACGTCGTGGACAACAGTCTGCTCGACGTTGACGAGGTAGTTCCAGATTTTGGAGAACATCAGTCGTTGGCTCCTAGGCCGTAAATCGGGACACGCAGGTGCCCCAGGTTGATTGCAGGTCACCGCCAGTGCAGATCTTCAGCGGCTTCTTCTTGGTCCCGTGGGGCACGTGGAAACCTCGGGGATAGTAGATGGTGCAGGACGGGCCTGCGTTGGCCACAGCAGGGCCAAATGAAACGAGGGCCACCAGGGCCCCCGTCAGCAGCAGTCGCTTCATTGGTCTCAGTCGAGGATCGAGGCGTCGAGCTGGTAGTCGCCGGCGATGTACCGCATCTTCGTCTTCCACGCGTCGATGCCGTGAAGTCGCAGATCGTCATCGTGAGCACTCTGCATCTCACGCACGAGCCACTTGTCGAAGGGGTCGATGCCCATAGCCTGCACGACGCTTTCGCTGCTGGCAGGCTTGTGCTCCAGCGCATCGCTGTACTTCTCGTCCGGGATCAGATGGCCGGCAGCGCACTTGGTGCCACTCGGACCACGGTAGAGGCATCTGCCATCCGGCGAAGCGGAGGCGACGCCCTGCGCGAGAAGCTTGGTGGCGACGGTGTTGAAGATTTCTTGACGGCTCAGCATTGGTCGATCCTATTCTGCAAGGCACCCCAGGGCGCCGATAAGGAGGATCGCCGCCATGTAGGCGACGAAGATGTGCTCGAACATCAGCTCTCGCGATACGCCTTCACGAACTGCTTGGTGAAGTCGCGACGCTGGTCCTTGTTCATGGCGTACAGGTCGAACTCCACGGGGTTACCCTGGCCGTCATTGACGTTCACGGTGAACTTGCTGGCACCCATGTGGATGGTGGCTCGGTTTTTCATCTTCACTTGGACAGCTCCTTGAGGATTGCGATGGCGAGCTTGCGCCCGTTCTTGTGCGAGAGGCCGAAGACCTTTCCGTCGAGCATGACCACGAAGCGGTAGTCGCTGTGGGCATCCTTCGGGGTGCTGCGGTAGCTGTCGATGATCAGCTGCGCATCCTCGTTGTCCGTGGCATTGAGCTGGCCCATGGCCCCGGCTGCAATTTTCCTGAACTTCACTTCAGCTTCCCTTCGATGTAACGGATCTGCGTGTTGAGAGCGAAGGCGAGAGCATCTGCTTCGCCAAGCCTCAGTTCGGTGGCGACCACGGTGGGGACCGTGCGGACCACGTCGTAGCCTCGGCCCCCGCCCTTGTTGTTGGGGACGACGGTGTACGGACCTTCCATCAGAGCCCCCGCAGGAAGTCAGCGATGCGGATGTGCCGCACGTAGGTCTCGTAGTCCCGCTTCCGGTAGGCTTTGAGCGCCATCGTTGCGTGCCAGTCAGCGGTGTTCAGTGCGGTGGTCATGCGGACTTCCTGCTATGATTGAGCCAATCAGCGGTCTGCTGGGCGATTGCGGTGGGCATCTCGTGCTCGGAGATGATGCGGTCCCCTAAAACGACAACAGACCCGCGAGGGGTCTGCTTGGTCGAGTAGAGGTGGTCGGTGTGCCACTGGTGCTGTGGCTCGGGCAGAGGGTCACCCACGTAGTAGAGGTAGGAGGGCATCAGTCCTCCAGCTCGGTACCTGGGATCAGCCACTGTGACTTGACGTACCAGACCGGGTACACATCGTCGGTGCCGTAGTGGGTGTACTGCTGCGCGTAGGTCACGTAGTCGCCATCGGGCTCGTTGAGGATGAACGTCCTGAACATCAGTGCCTCCACTCGATCTGCTGGCGGATACGCTGCTCCAGCTCGGCCGTGTCGACACCACGGGCCTCAAGGACCGCGCGGGCCTGCTCGGGGATCGGCACGCCATTGAGGACAGCCGCACGGAAGACGCGGTCGGGAGACGAATGCTTCGCTTGGTATTCCATGGGATGTCCCTTCAGGGTTGATAGGCTTGGATGGCTTGCACGTAGCCGCGGCGCTTCTCTTTAAGGTCGCGGTACTGGCTGATGAGTGTGCTGTTGATGCGGAGCACGGGGCCCTTCACTAGCTCCCGTAGCTCCTTGTCGATGCGCGTGGCCTCCAGCATGAAGTCGTTGACCGTCATGCGGATGGCCACTTCACAGCACCCCGCGGATCGCGAAGCGCTTCTTGCCGACCCACTTCCAGCCCTTGGTAGCGTGCAGGTACCGCACGCCAACATCGGGGACCACCTTGAACTCGACGGCGGCTTGGGGGATCAGAGCATTCCACACGCGCTCGTTATGCGAGAGCGAGCGGACAGTGTCGTAATCAGGCAAACGCATATTTCGCACGTAGGATCTCCGTGATGTCCAGTTCGCCCTTCTTGGGCGGCCCGTCGTTGAAACCATGCTTCTGCAGCTCATTCTGCAGACGCTCTTGACCTGCGGGCGTGAGGTCGGCCTTCGCGCTCTCGTAGAGTTCGGTGAGCACGTCGTGGTCTTCGTACATCCGCTTGAGTGTCTCGCGGATGATCTCGATGAACCGAGGCGCGTCACATGCCAGACAACCAAAGCTGTCGTGCACGGTGGCGATGTCGGTGATGCCTTCGTCGATGGCGTTGCCCACGCTCAAGAGGAGGTGGGACGCGTCCATGGAGTGCGTCAGGTTTGCGGCAACGCCGGCCGCCGCCTTATCCTTCGCAATCGGCTTCTCGTAGCCAGTCGCAACGGTGATACGCGTGCGCACCTTGACGCCCCTGTCGTAGCAGAACAGCGCTACCTGCTCGGTGGTGCTCTCGTGGTAGCGGTTGATGCACGTCACACCAGCAGGCGTGACCCACTGCAGCGGCTTGCCCTCGTGAGCCAGGGTCTTCGCAAGGATCTGCATGAACTCCATCGCCTGGGCGGGGAGCTTCACGACAGTCTTGATCGCCTGGAGTACACGCTTGGCCAGATAGCGAGAGGCAAGGCGCCACTCGTCATCGTCGTCGCCGAACGGATGCGCTTCGATCTCCTTCTTGAGCAGCTTCAGCTCAAGCGGGGCCATCGTGTCCTCGAAATGCTGCTCGGACATGCCGAACTCTTTCGAGGCGTAGCTGAAGGTCATCACGTTGCGCTTCACGAGCTTGCGGTCGACACCGAACGCCAGCGCCAGTTCAGCGAGCTTGCTGAGGGTGGCGTAGGTCTTGCGCTCGGGCTTGTCGTCGTCCGCTTTGCCGAACAACTCCATGTTGCCCTTGTCCGCCTCGATCAGCTCCTTGGCCAGATCGGCCACCACTTGGTAGACGTCGAGCGGCTCCTCGTTGTTCGTGAGGTTGACGAGGCGTCCCTGGGTGTCCCTGGTCATCAGGCAGAGATGCTGAAGCCCGTTGCAACTACCGTCCCAGCCTGTCGGCAAGTGCGAGACGTAGCTCGGACCCACAGTTAGGGCAGACACAAGCTCCCGGCACGCTGCGAGGAACAGGAACGGGTTGTCGGCCTCGGTCCAGCTGATAGTATCGGCAGAAATTGCACTGGTCCCCAGGGGGTCTTCCACAAGCGCCACAAGCCGGCTCAGATTGTCGTCCGTCCATTTCACTCTCTCCTCGAATGACTTCTTGTCGATGCCGACCTTGTTCTCGTCCTTGAACGCGCCGCAGTTGGCCACATGGATCTTGAGCCACTTGATGCCCTCCTCACCGATGGGTTTGCCATTGGCGAACAGGAACAGCGACCGCACACGGTCCTCACGCTGGAAGTTGAACCGGGTGAGAGCATAGGTGCGCGTCCGCCAGTCCCAGTTCATCGGGGTGAACCAACGCTCTACGGGGGCCAGACGCTGCGCCGTCTCGATGTCCTCGACGAACTGCACAGTGTCCGCGGTGTTGGCCCTGTTGGCCTTGTGGAGCCCACGGATCGTCTTGCTGAGCAGCCGGCGCTGCGGGATGCTGAGAGCATTGAACTCCGCATCGGTCTTCCGCTCGGGGATCTCCAGCTGCTCGCGCCTCGGGATCCCATCGACCTTGATGCCACGATTGTAGCAGTCGACCATCAGGTCCAAGATCCACGTGTTGATCGTGAACGGAACCGACTGGAGAGCGTTGAGGCCCTTCAGTGCCGGCGCCATCGCTCCGGTGCGGATGGCGTGCTTGGCCGCGCTCATGACGTCCTTGTGGAACGTGCGGATCAGCTGGGCCCTGTCGAGCGTGCGGTCGTCCTCGGCCACGCGCATCACCAGGGTGTCCCAGGCCTTGGGGGCCTCAGTCCGCGGCTGGTAGACCGGCGACTTGAGCACGGCCTCTTGGACTGCGGACATCGCCATCGACATGCCGTGGTCAGTGATGCGCCACACGCGCTCCTGGGCCTTGCCCCGTATAACCACGGGCTCGTCGAGGATGAACACCTCAGGCATGGTCTCCTGAAGCAGCGTCAGGCCCCACTCGCCAGCATGCACCAGCTCGGTAGCCGACCACTCCTGCATGACGAACTGGTTGCCAGCGGCGTCGCCCTTGGCAGCGAGCTTCTTGGCGGCGTTCATGCGGGCATCCGTCGAGCCGTAGCGCTCCTTCACGGTCTTCTCGACCCTGGCGTGGAGGCTCCGGTTCGTCTTGAGCAGCTGGTTGGCCCACAGCTCGTTGTTGAGCGCGCGGCCGATGCGCTGCGTGACGTCCCTGAGGGTCGCCGTATTGCCAAGGCCCGAAGAGAACAGCCCTGCCTGGAGCACAGCCAAGGCAATCACCTGGGGCTCAAGCTTCAACATCAGTCGCTGGAAGCGGAAGGCAATGGTCTTCGCGTGGGGCTTAGGGCCCTGCAGTCGTGCCTCAACACCCGCAGTGACGATGGCGAGGAAATTGGAGGTGATGGTCATTCCACCGAGGGTCGACCCAAAGCCAGCGTTGGCCTCAGCTCGGTCCTCGCGCTTCTGAAGCTTGTCCATGGAGGACTGAAGCTCAGTGTGGAAACCTTGGGTATCGTTAGGGAGAACACTGGTGTCCATCGTTGGGACGCTCCTTCGCTGTGACTGCGCCTTTGGGCAGAACGTGGTTGGATAAGTTGCTAAGTCCCTGATCACACAACAAAACAACGTCGCCTGGAGGTGTTTTGAGAGGTGGCAGGTATTTGGTCAAAACGAAGGCCGCCGAAGCGGCCCCGTGCAGTCTGTATAGGGAGGTGAATTACATTTACAAGAGGCAGCTAGTTGACAGTCGGTTTTGCAGACCGCTGAATAACCACTCTCCCACGTGGCCCCGCTGCAAGTTGCTGTATCAGCTCACTTTTCCGAATGCAACAACTTCGCCGATGGGTCCCTTTTTGCGCCGGTCCCCCGCATACTCCTCGACTTTTTTCGCAACCATGAGGTGATCCTCAAGATCCGTGTGGTCGTAGATGGCGTTGGCCTCATCGCTCATATGTCCCAGTAATTGCTTGCGCATTTCCTTGGTGATGCCAGCCTTGCGGAGACGCGTATTGCGTGTATGGCGCAGCGAGTGGAGCACGAGGTTTCCAGAGTACCCCGCAGCCTCGCAGGCAGATTTGAAGTGCCTTAACAGCTGCACGCCATCTGGCAGGCTTTTGGTCGCGACTAGAGCCCTGATGTTCTTCGCCAAGTCTGCCGAAAGGATTGCCACACGGCCCCTATTGTTCTTCGTCTGTCCCTTATGCAGCCGCACCACTCCGACAGGAACAACCGTTCCCTCTTCGTCTGGTACCTGTTCGACCGTGATCTGATCGGGCGCCAGCTTGAACAGCAGCTCCCCACGTCGGAACCCGGTCTCCAGCAGGAACTCCACGCACATCGCGTCGACCTCGTGGCCGGCATCGCGCATCAGCCGCAGGATCACCTCGTCCTGGCCGATGTGTAGGATGTCCCGCTCCTTGCGGGTGGACGCCTCGTCGAGGTAGGGCGCCTCAGGGGGCCGCTCGGACATGAGGCCCTCACGGTGCGCGAAGGTCAGCACGGAGTGTGCCGCGGCCAGATAGCGGTTGATGGTGGCCGGCGTCAGCGGCTGCTTCCGGGTCGGCGCGGCCGGGCGCTTCTCCAGGCGGTCCACAATCTTCCCAAGGACCGCCCTGGTGACCTGGGTGACCTCGTGGGTGCCGATCACCGTCACACAGAAGTCCAGGCGCTGCATCAGGCTCCCGTCGCGCCCAGCCTTCCACTTGCCCTTGGGGCCGCCCTTGGCCTTGGCCTTCTCGACCACCTCGGCGAACGTGGGCGCCCCGGTGCTCTGGGTGTTCTCCAGGGTCGGCGGCTCCTCGCCGGTCAGCTTCACGTACAGCTCGTAGCCCTCGGCATCCTTCTTGGTCTTGAAGCGCCTGCGGAAGGTCTTGGGCTTGCGGTAGACCTCGCCAATCCACACGCCAGTCAGCTTGCCGTCTCGCTTCTCAGCGTATGCCATCGTTCAGCCTCCCACCTTGCCGTAGTCGCGCACGTGCTCCCGGTTGCCGTTCCAGTGGAACAGTGTCAGCCCCGTACACCAACGGTACAGGTCGAAGCCTACTGTGTGGTCGCCCACATGCACCCGGGCAAGGAGCGCGCGCAGGATGGGGCAGTAATGCAGTTGCAGGCGCATGGGTCAGTGCTCCAATCGTTTGCGGATGTAGGCGCCCAGCTCCCAGAGAGCCCACAGTGCCCCCAGGGCCAGCGCAGCGGCGTGGTAGTAGTCCATCAGCCCTTAGGCCTCCGCAGGCGGCGCGCCGCGAGGTTCATGTCGTGCGCCAGCTTGCGGCCCTTGGGTGTCAGGTAGGCCCGCTGCTTGCGCAGGTCGAGCGGGTCCTGCTCCTTCACGATCAGCTCCAAGCCCGGCTCGCGGTGCCTGTTGATCGGGCCGATGTCGAGCAGGTTGCGCGTCATGACGGAGCCAGCGATGCCGGCCTGCGCGGCATACTCCTCGACCGTGAGGCCTTGCTTTTTGGCCACCAGCGCAAAGGCGCGCATGTAGGATATGGGTGGCACGCCGTGGCCCAGGTTGAACCAGAGCTGGTAGATTTGAAGCATCGCCTCCTGGGTATCGCTCTCCTCGTCGGGGATCGGGGGCTTAGCGGGTGCCATTAACAACGTCTCCATCTGCAACACTCCTTCGGTATTAGCCGCGATAGATGAAAAAGAGTCCAAGAATGAATAGGCCGGCGTTGAGATATCCCCGACACGGTAGGCCAGCCAGCACAGTGGCCAGGAACACCAAGATGAAACCGAGTGTCGACATGTAGTCCCTACCTCTCCCTTCGCTGCACGGAACCATACTCATTGCACCGTGCACGTCTTTAGTCAAATGGCAGCAATTCAGAACTGAAACAAGGCGACCAGATGCCCTGCCGCAATCCCCGTGTAAGTCCACAGGCGACGCTCTCCTGCCCCCTGCTTCCGTTCGAACGATAGCACCGCCAGCAAGTCCTCGGTGTGGAAGGGCTCCAGCACCAGCATGTTGCCCCAGTGGATCAGTGCCGGCTCCAGGCCTTCCATTAGTATCCCCACCTCGCCCGTGGTTTCGTCAATGTACTTCACGAAACCTTTAGCACCCACGGGCAACGTTCCCAGCTCGGTCTCGTATGGAGACGTTGTGGTCACAGGGGTCCCCACGGTGATCGTGTGTGGCAACTGCTTAGACAGGATGTCGGATTGCGCATGGTTGTTATTGTCGAATGTGAACGTAGTCCGCATGATCATTGCTACCGCTATTTTCCCAGGCGAGTTACCTGCCGCCCCTCCAGTATTCCCACCACTAACTTCGCCAGCACAGCCCCATGTTGCATTTGGGTCAACAGGAACCGTTAATGAAGCTTACGCAAGTCTTACATTCGCCACTAACTGTGCCCCGCCTGACACAATGTCCAGTGTCAAATGCCCCCCACCGTGATCACCCGGATACATCCATACAATGGTGCAGTCGCGAGAGATTAGCAGCGCCACGCCATGCGGAACGTTCGTCGCTGTAGTGCCCTAGGGTGACGCTGGGGCGCCGCAGGGCCGCTGGGGTGATAATGCACCAACCATCGTTCGCATCGTCCCAGCAGACGCGCCAGCCGGCCTGGAAGGCCTTATCGATCCAGTGTTGCCATTGGTCGTGCATCAGATGTACCTCACGATGAACCCGATGCCCCAGGCGATGCTGCCAAGTGTCAGCGCGATAGCGAAAGCAGCCGGCCACGTTTCCAGGGTGATCATTGGCGCGCCTGCTCTTGCTCCGCGAGGGCCTGCTGTGCCTCGCGGTCTGCCCTCGCCTCGCGCGCGAGCCTGATGCGCATGCGGTCGAACCAAAACTGTTCCGCCATGTTGTGGCGCAGCCTCGCGACGGAGTCTTTGGGATCAGCGAAGAACATCGCGACACGCTTGTGTCCCTGCAGGTTTGTGTAGACCAGATCATGTGACAGCCTGCCGAGACTGTCGGTTGTCCCGCGGGGCACAACGTCTATGCGCACACGCTTCATGGCATTTGCTCCTATGAAACAAGGGGTTTCCGCACGGCCCTAAGGCCCGTAAGCTTGTGCAGCTGCGGGCCGTAAGGTCGCTTGTGTGTGTTGCTCAGTAGCGCCGATGTCTGTCCGCTAGACGCGTCCAAGTGTCGTCAATGAGATCGGCGCGCCGCGCTATGACGCCGAGCGTTCCCCCTAGCCCGTGCTTGGCCGCGTAGACCTTGCGCGCATCCCACGCACATTCGGCCGCTATGGTTTCGACGGGCAAGCGGTGACCAGGGGCGAAACATTCGTAATTCTGCATTTCAGATGCTCCTTAGTTGAGAGGTGGCAGGTATCAACGCACAACGAAACCGGATGTATCCCGCTTGGCGTTGCCCTTGGCGTATAGGGCAATGACGTGATTGCGCGGATCCAGAAAGCGCAGGTCCGTATCGTCCCCATTGGCCACGGGCGCGCCCATGAAACCCTCAGTGATCGCACGGGACACGCGGGCCTTATCGGAGAACACAGCCGCGACGTTCAAGCCATTGGCTAGCGCGGCCCTTGCGTGCTCAGTGTTGCCGTCAGCAAGCGAGAAGGTGAGCGCATAGTTGGCAGGGATGCCGCGGCGATTTGCGAGCTTGGTATAATCGTAAAACTGCACCGTCGGGAAATGTTCGAACACGTTGCGGCCGTTCGCGTCCCGCACCGCTTCCCACCGAATATCGCTTGTGCCGTTGAGGCGGAACACGGGCTTAAAGCCATTGCGCCGCGCAAGCTTGATTGCCTTGCTGATATCCGCGACCAAATGGGCCATGAACTCATGACGGGCCGCAAAGAAGGCCTTGGTTTTACGTATGCGCGCGGCTTGGATTGTGTTGCGCAACCCATTGGCCACGTCCTGGGCCGTTAGGATACCGTGGCCGGCCATGATGCCACCGCGGCCCGCAGTATTGAGGCACGCGGCCTTGCATCCCGCCGTGGCCATTGCGCACACGTTGTGCCCAGAGAGGCTTGCGGGCGCGAGGTGGAGGATGAACGTCCAATAGCCTGCACCGCGGCCCTTCTCGGTCTTTGGGTTGCCGGGGGTGAGAAGGCGGAAACCACGGGAGCCTTTGGGGAAAGCGGTAGGCGTCATATGTCGATATCCTGTTAGGTGGCAGCTATTGGGACGTGGGTGTCCCCTAATGCCCTAAGGCGGGAAGCCGTTAGGCGCCCGCCGTAAAGCCTATGTGCCCCGCGCTACTCGCCGCGATAGGGGCGCCAAGTCTTGCCGATATGCTGGCATTGTGGGCACGTCACAAGCGCCCAATTGCGTGTGCCGTCCGCGTGCGCATCGCCCGTGCGGCAAAGCATTTCCGGCCGGTCAAAGCTGGCACCACGGCGCTTCGCTTCGCTCACTGCGGCATGCTCTTGGTCGTTTAGCTGGTAGTGCATCATTGGGCGTTCCTTAGGGTTGCGTTCGGGCCTAGCGTATCACAAGGCCCTCCTAACGCCCTAAGGCCCGTAGGCACTAATGCGCCGCGGGCCATTCGGGTATCGTGTGGAGACCTTGCGCTAGGCTGGCTTTGCGACAGACACGACGGCCGCTTGACACTGGTCTAGCGTGAATAGCTTGCGGAAGCGCTTTCCGCTTGTGCCAAAGGCGTAGTCAACGGGATACTTTCCGTCACGCCTTGGGCGATGAATGGTGATCACCGTCCCGCTAAGGCGCCCATCGCTTTCGCGAGTGAATGCGCCATGTGTACCGATTACGTTCATTGTGTGCCCCTGCTCACTTGCCGTTGTGGGCGGCGCTAGACGCGCCTGTGCGGTATGCGGCCAATTCGGCCTTGCGGATTGCCGCGATGATTACTTGCTGTTGCGTGCGTGACATTGGCTTAGGCCTTTCACATGTCATGGATTGAGTAGTCGTTTTTGCCGCAACGTTGGCACGTGTGGCCGTAACCTCCCCACGTATCATCGCCGCGATTGTTGTGGCCGATCAGGGCGCAAAGCAGCTTGCGAATGAAGGCCATGGGATCAGGCCCTAATCTCAAAGCCGTGTTGCTCGGCGATAACCTTGGCATGATGGATGCCCGCAGCGGCCTCGCGGCCCTCCAGGGCTGCACCCACCGTGTAACCTTCGCCCGGAGCGTGGAGCTTGCCGAACGCGAACGTAACCGCGACCGGCCACGTGTCGGCGATACCCACAACGCCCTCGGACGGGATCAGGAGCGTGTCCCCATTGGCGATATCGTCCGAACATTGGCACGCGTCGTAAGCCTCGCCCGTGGTCTCGAATGTGTGAACTTTGGTCATTTGGTCGCCCTGTGCTCCTTAGTGCCTAGTGTTGAATTGCCGTCTTGTGTCAACGCATTTGGCTACGCTAGGCCCGCCGTGTCAATCCGACGAAATGACATGGCTGCTATGCGTCTAGCGCATCCATAGGGAGGCGCTGGGAGGCGTGGGGATCGTTGGCTAGGCTGGTAGCCGGATTGGAAACTAACGCATCCACGGGGCTCGCTGGGGCTCCTAGGGCCTATTGAGCTGTGGTCGCCCATATAAGGCCGGACACCCCACCCGCTACGTTACACTATAACACCCGATCCGGCCCTATCATCAGGTAGATTATACCCGGATGATATTCCCCGCCGCCCTAACCCGGCCGCAAGGCGTCGCGCCGCCGGGATCGGCAGGCCCATAGGCCCGTGGTCGACCGCATGTCGGTTATGATAACCGGGCGATCACCAATGAAGCCAAGGGGATAGAAGGGTTGCGGGGTAATGCAGCGGGGGACTAGGGCAATCAACGGGTCCCCTTTCGGCCACCGGACCCTATTTTCAGGCCAAACCCCGGCCCGACTTCAAGCCTTCTCGGCTTAAAGGGCGGCGGCGGCGGAGCTTGCGGCTGCGGTGTCTTCCTGGGGCCCCCAACGGGTCCCATAGGGTCCCATCGATCACCGCAGACCTCGGGTCCCATCCGCGGGCCCCATCAGGGCAACATTGGGGCCCAATTGTGTCTGTTGTGTGCATATGTAGCAATATCAATGGTTTATGGCATTTATCAACCACGTTATACACCAGAGGCGCCGATTGATGTGCCTCATCTTGACCACCCTACCCATTGGAACCCCAGGTGCCCTTAGAGACTGCCACCTACGTTTCGGACCTCGTCACGTCCAACCCAGCGGCATCTGATCCACTGAGCAATGCTGACGACCACATGCGCCTGATCAAGGCGGCCCTGAAGGCCTCCTTCGCCCACACAGGCCAGCTCACGAACACCGACAACCAGCTGATCCCTGCGGCCGGCACCTCGACCAAGCCGGCGTATGCCTTCGCTGCCGAGCCCACCCTGGGCTTCTACAGGTCCGCTGCGGGCGTGATGTCGGTGGCCGGGGGCAAGCTCAAGGGAGCCCTCCCGGTCGGCGCGGTCTTCATGTTCCCCAAGGAGCCCGCGGGCCTCGGCAAGGTCACGGCTGACACAGGCAAGGATTACCTTGAGCTGAACGGCGCGACCTACAACCGCGTTGACTACCCGGACCTCGCTGACTTCTTCAACGGTGTCGGTGTTGGCAGCACGTTCACGCTAGACGACATGTACACCGCGGGCCGCTTCCCGCGCTCGCGTACAGCCGCGGTTGCCGCGCGCACTGCGCAGGCGAACACCGTGGGTCCGCATACGCATCCCGACGCGACCTCGGCGGCTGAACCGCAGGAGCACACGCACACGTTCTCCGGCACGACTGGCGCGATGAACCAGAACGCCGTCCACTCGCACAGCTACACGCGGCGTGGAGGCCTCATCCATCAGGATGGTACGGCCTCAGCGACGGTCGCCACGCAAGACGTCAGCGACACCACGAGCGCCGTCAACCTCGACCACGCGCACAGTTTCAGCGGCACCACGTCAGGCCGATCTGCTACGCACAATCACGTGGTCAGCACTCCAGCGAACACTGGCACGACCGAGACGCGCCCAGAGGCCCTCGCGTTCGTCTTCTGCATCAAAACCTAATGATCGTTCTACCGCACATCGCATCCTACAAGCGCCGCTGGGTCCGAAGGCTGATGATCGTACTCACCTTCCCGCAAGGTGTCGTGCAGGTCATCGCGAACCTGCTGTCCGACGCTGCCTACTGGTGGCGTCAGCCCTAGAGGCTTTCGCATCGGTCGCCGCGGACCATGGGGGTAAGGGGGCCTTAGGTACTTAAGTTTCCTAAGGTCTCCTTCCGTACTCCCAAGGGCAATTCATCAATTATCATAATTCAGATATTCCTAAGTTACCTTAGGATCTCCTAAGGATTTCTTAAGTTGCCTATCGTTCGTCTAAGAGACCTTGCCTCTAAAGGCATTGTTACAGACCAGGATCCCTACAGCCTTCCGATTGGTGCCTTCTCTGCTGGTGTTAACGTAAGGTTCCGCAACGGCAAGATTACGCCTGCTCCGGTGTTCAGAGCTGTGAAGCAGCCGTTGGCGGAAGCCAACCCCCGCTACGCCTTCACGGCCGGCATCGGCAGCAGCAACAACGACCTCTTCCTCGGCTACCAGTCTGGCCGTGTCTACTACTATGCCAACGGGGTCGAGACCGACTACTCCCCCACAGGCTACGTGCCCAGCGTCGTTGAGGCGAACTGGACCTCGTACACCATTGGCAACTTGGTCTACGTGAACCGAGAGGGCCGCCCGCCGTGGTTCCTGCTCCCGACCGACACCAAGTTCAAGGACATCAGCGCGGTCACCTACTCCACGACGGCCGACAAGTGGGACCCGACGTGGACCGCTAAGATCATCGCTCAGTGCGGCGGCGCCGTCGTCGCGCTCAACGTGACCAAAGGCGCCACCAGCATCCCGACGATGGTCAAGACCTCGTCCATCGTGCAGAACGGCCAGTACCCCGCCTCTTGGGACATCACGAACCCCGCCACGCTCGCGACCGAGAACATCCTCCAGGCAATGGACGGTGAGATCACCGACGCGTGCCAATTGGGGAACGACCTGATCATCTACGGTCAGCGCGAAGCATGGCGCATGCACGCCGATGGATCCATCCAAGTCTACCAGTACACGAAGCTCTCGTCCGCTAAGGGCGTCTTGAACACGAACTGCTCGCTTGAGCTGGACGGCAAGAACTACTGCTTCGGCATCGACGACATCTGGATGCACGACGGCATCTCCGAGGAGAGCCTGTGCGACGAGCAGACCCGCGATTACATATTTGGCTCTCTGAACATTGCGCAGTCTGACAAGTGCTGGGTTCAGTTCAACCCGCGGCTCAACGAGATCTCCTTCGGCTACGTCTCTGGCGACCAGCTGGTCAAGTACAAGAACGTCAGCGGCTGCAATCGCGCCGCGGTCTACAATCTGACCAACAAGACTTGGACGTTCGACGACATGCCGTCGATCTTCTCGTTCGACGACGGCCCGGTGTCCAACCTGCTCACCTACACGACCGTCACTGCACCCTACGAAGCAGTGGGTGGCTCGTATCAGGACCAAGAGGACGGCGGCAAGCGTGTCACCGTGTGTCTTGGCGATGGTGCAGCCGCGTACGGCCTCCAGCCGTCGCTCTACGCCTTCGACGTGTTCGGCCAGGGCTCTGTCGCCCCCTACCCTGTCGACGTGAACGCCACCGCCCCGGTGTATCTGGAGCGCACAGGCATCGACCTCGACGAGGCCGGCGCTGAGCTGCGCCAGTACAAGCTCCTCCGGTCCATCTATCCGCAGGCGCGTGTCGACACCACTGGCGGCAATGTCCTGCAGATCGCCGCGGGCTCCTCGGATGACCCGAATGGAGACACGCCGGCCTACAGCGCCTACCAGCCCTACGACGGCGTCGACAACCAAAAGGTCGACGTGAACACCGAGGGCCGATGGCTCGCACTGAAGCTGCTGTGGCCTGACTACCGCACCTTCACGCTCACCGGCTTCGACTTAGACATCAGGACCACAGGCGGACGCTAATGGCCACCAAGGCAGTCACGTACATCCCGCGGCCGATGCCAACGCTCGGCGGGGATCAGCAGTATCTCCAACTTGAGTTGGCGTCCATCTCGCAGAGCATCAAGACCATCGTCGCCGAGATCTCGGCGATACGCGCGATCCTCACAGCACACGGGCTCACATGATCATCGAACATAGACGCGGCGGCTTTACGTGGTTCAGGCGTTGGGCCTTTCATCTCAATGAGGGCCAGTTTCCGAACATCGGCGCGGACTTCCGCACGGGCTTCTTCTACGTGGCCCTGGCGCCGCGCCTGAAGTGGCACAATGGAGTTCGTTGAGCGCCACGTCGCGCACGACACCGACTACTGCACGTTAGAACTCGACGAATACCGGGATGAGGCAGGGGCGCAAATGCTCCTCGCCCACCTCGACGTCCATAAGTGGTCGCTATCAGCACTCCGGCGCATCCAACATGACTGGGCGGTCTTCCGCAGTATCGTCACCGCGCCGCTATTCGCCCATCCGCTCCACGACGATCCGCGCTGGGTCAAGTTCGTCACCCTGATGGGCTGGCGCCCATTCTCGACGGTGCTCTGCCACGACGGCATTGAGCGCCCTCTCTACATTCACACAACTTAGGAACCCAATGCCCGGTTCGTCTCAAGAAACCTCCAAGAACGAGAGCACGACCCCGTGGGCTCCGCAGGCCGCCGCGCTCACTGATGCATTCGGCAAGGCCCAGACCGCTTACGGTCAGGCCTCGCAGGCGCAGGCGCCCACAGATTTCGTCGCGCAGTTCACACCCGACCAGCTCAACGTCTTCAAGTCGATGATGGGCTACGGCAACGGCACCTCGACCGCTGGCACCGCCGCGACTGGCGCCAACCTGCAGAACGCCGGAACCACGGCGACGCAAGGTGCCCTTACCGGCCTCTCGAATTACGATCCGACCAAGCTGAACAACACGCAGTCAATCTCGGACGCGGCGCACCAGTACGCTGACAACCAGAACATCGGTGCTCAGACCAAGGCCGCCATGCAGCAGGCCACTGAGCAGGCGCGCGACGTCACGATGCCCGGCATCGAGCAGAACGCCGCGATCACTGGCAACAGCAACAGCTCCCGCACGGGCATCGCCCAGGGCTTGGTGCAGCGCTCGCTCGCCGAGAACACCGCGAACACCTACAACAGCCTCTACGGACAGGCGTACGGCAACGGCCTCAACCTCGCCTCGTCGAACGCCAACGCGAACAACGCCAACTCTCTCGGTGCTCTCACGGGCGCCGCGGGTGCAGGAACGACCGCCGCGAACTCCGGTGTCAACGCATCGAGCAGCGCCATCAACGACCAGGGCAACCTGTTCAATATGGCCGGCGCAGGCGCCACTGGCGGCCAGCAGGCTCAGCAGGCGAACCTCGACAACCAGCAGGCTCAATTCCAGAGCGGCACCCAGTCGCCCTATGCTGCCCTTCAGGGTCTCATGGGCATCATCGGCTCCAACAACTGGGGCTCGAACAGCACAGGCACCTCCACGACCACGAAGACGCCGGGTGCTTGGGATGTCATCAGCGGCCTTATGGGCACTGCTGCCAGCGCAGCGAAGTTCTCAGACCGCCGCCTCAAGACTGACATCAAACGCGTGGGCACGCTCGACAACGGGCTCCCCGTGTACACCTTCCGCTACCACGGCATGCCGCAGGTCCACATGGGCCTCATGGCGCAGGACGTTGAAGAGGTCCACCCCGACGCCGTCGTGGAGCACGAGAGTGGCTTCAAGATGGTCAATTACGCACAGGCATCCGCATAAATGAACGGTTCAAGCTCACGCGCCAGCTCATGGCTTAACTGGGCACAACAGCCCCGTGAAGCGGGCGGCCTTGGGCTTGCCCCGCACCAAGCGGCAGGCATCGTCGGCAACCTCGTCCACGAGAGTGGCCAGGACCTCAACCCTTGGGGTCCGACCGGCGACAACGGCACAGCCTGGGGCACCGCGCAGTGGCGTGGTGATCGCCTCGCGAGGCTCAAGCAGCTCCCCAACTACCAGACCGTCGAGGGCCAGCAGGCCTTCATGCGGCAGGAGCTGGATGGGCCCGAGAACAAAGCGTACGCCGCGCTCCAATCAGCGAAGACGCCTGAAGAGGCCGCACACGCCTGGGACGCCCTCTACGAACGCTCTGACGGCTCAACCCGCGGGCAGCGTATGGCCTCCGCGCGATCCCTCATGGATCAGTTCGGCGGCGCAGCTCCTGCGTCTGATGCCGCCCCAGGCGCCCTCACGACCGCATTCGCTCCCACAGAGAAGACCCCCATGCCCGCACTCAGTGCTGACAGCACGCTCGGCCCCGGTGCGCTCGCAGCGGATCCGCAGAAGACCGGCCTATTTGGCCTGCCGACGATTTCCGACAACAGCTATGACGCCCTGATGGGCATGGCCTCGTCCCTCGCAGGCATCAGCGACCCTGACCACGCAAAGGCGCTCATCGCGCAGCAGGCGGCCAACAAGAAGGTCGCTGGCGACACCGGCTCGTGGTCGATCCACACCTTCCCGAACGGCCAGTCGGTCCTCTTGAACTCCAAGGGACAGATGAAGCCCCTCCAGGGCAACTACGCTGCGCCCGAGAAGAACGTCTACCAAGACGAGGCCGATAAGCTCGCCGCTAAGGCAGACGCTGAGCGCTACGGTGACGTCACCACGGCGATGGCAACGGCCGACCAGAACCTCTCCAAGATCCAGAGGATGCGCAAGGCCACGCTGGACCCGAATGTCACGTTCGGCGGTGCCGGTGACATCTCCGCGGCAGCGAAGAACTGGCTGTACTCAATGGGCGGAAATCCCGATGGCCTCACGTCGACCCAGTTGGTCGAACAGGCCGCGAAGGAGAACCAGCTCGGACATGCTAAGGCGCTCGGCGCCAACCCGACCAACTACGAAGACAAGATCATCTCTGCTTCGCAAGGCCTCGGCTTGGACCGCACCCGAGAGGTCAACTTGGCCAATCAGGACGCGCTTGAGGCCGTGTACAATCACCAGAAGGCTCTGGCGCAAGAGGCCGTCAAGTACAAGAAGGCCAACGGTAAGCTGGATGACGGCTGGCTGGAGCATCAGGCGCAGTGGGAGAAAGAGCACCCGCTCGACACCTCGCCGCGCACCCGCTTCGAAGCCGCAGGCGGCACGGCGGCCCCAGCGCTCCCCAAGGGCGTCACGTCCATCAAAGTTCTACCCAAATAAGGAACGGCAATGCCCGTGTTTGAAATCGGCCTTGAAGATGGCCGCACGCTTCACATCGAAGCGGACGACCAACAGGCCGCTCTCGCGGGCGTCAGCCACTTCCAGGCACAAGAGGCGGCACAGCAGCCCTCGGGCATGCTCGCCGGCGCCAAGCACGGCGTAGCGCAGGCCGCCCACGGCATCGCCGAGACCGCCAAGCAGAACTTCGGTATCGGCGGCGGCTACGACACCCGCGACCCGAACTACGTCCCCGCGGATCCGTACAAGCCGAGCCAGTGGGGCCAGCTCATCGCCGAGAACGTCCCCAGCATGGGCTCCGCCATCCTCGGCGGCAAGGTGGCCTCCTCTATGGCCCCTGGCGCCTGGAAGGTCCCCGCGGCCCTCCTGGGTGCCGCTGGCGCCGGATGGCTCATGTCCTCCGGTGACACCATCAAGGAGCGTGCGGCCAACAACGGGCACGAGACGCCGACAACCGCAGATAAGGTCATCGGCAACCTCACGTCCGGTGCAGCCTCTGCGGCCGGCGCGATCCCCGCGGCGCGCCTCGTCCCTGGCCTCAACCGAGTGGCCGGCGCCGGCGCATCCGCAGCGGCTAACGCTCTCGCCAAGGCCGGCATCACCGCAGCCTCTGGCGTTGCTGGTGGCGCGGCCTCCGACCTCGCTAATCAGGTTGGCACCACGGCCGGCACCGACCAGGGCCTCACCGTGGACCCCACGCGCCTCGGTGGCGCTGCCATCACTGGCGGCGTTGTGTCCGGTGCCCACGCGATGGCTCCCCTGGCCGGAGACCTAGCTCGAGCCGGGACCCTCAACAAGTTTACCGGAGAGAACGCGGACGCGTCCAAGAATTACGCCACGCGCCTGGAAGCTGCCGGCAACGGAGACCTCGGTAACGCCAAGGTCGACGAAGCCGCGCACCAACGTGTCGTGGCCGACCTCAAGAATGAACTGGGTGCTTCCGCGGCCAGTGTCGACAAGCAGGTCAGCCTGTCGCAAGAGGCCAAGAACACGCTCAGCGCTCTCCAGCGTGGAGAGAAGGTCAACCCCGAAGAAGTCGCACGTATCGAAAGCGAGACAGCCGGCGCCCCAGATGGCGCAAATACGGCTCTGCTGGCGCGTACGTTGCACGTCTCCAACATGGCGGCCGAACGCGGCTCCCACAGCAATCGTGGTTGGGCTGGCGGCGTCTCCGGCGTCATGGACAAGAACCTCGGCTTCCTGCTGAACCCCGCCCGCCTCGCGGGTGGTGCGGCAGCGACGGCGCTGGGCATGCATTTGCTCGGCACCAGCAACCCGCTGTTCGGTGGGGCCCTTGCGGGCACCTACGGCGCCTCACGCATGGTCGACAACCTCACCGGTATGCGCTCGCCCGCGAAGACGTTCGCTGAACACTTCGCCGACCGCAACTCTCAGGTCCGCCTGCCTCCCAACACGCCCGCTGCTCCTGCTGCTCCCCCGCCTCCCGGTGGTGGTGCCCAAGGGCCGTGGGGGCCGAAGCCGCTCGCGCAGCAGTCGGTGCCCCAAGCCGGCGTGCAGCAGCCGCAGCCGCAGGCGCCGATCACCCCCGGCACTCAGCCGTGGAAGGCCCCTCAGGTCGCGCAGCTGCCGAACATCAGCCCGATGGCGCTGAACAATCTGCAGCAGCAGCTCAAGGCCGGGTTGCCGCCCGCGCCCCAGGCGCCCGCGGCTCCGAAGCCCGAGCCGCAGATCGACCCGCTCAACCTGCCGTCCTCCATCACGAAGTCCGCGAAGAACCTTATGGGTGGCGCTGCTGTGGTGCAGGAAATGCGGCAGAAGGAGCAGGCTCGGGCCGCTGTCGCTCAGCTGCCGTCTCCCGCAGTGGAAGGCGCTCCGCTCGACGTCACGCAGAACCCGCAGATCGGCAAGCGCGCTTCGCAGCTCGTGAGTGCATCAAAGGCCCTCGCCGCGTTGACGCGCGATCCCGAGGCAGAGGCGGCAGCAGCCGCTGAAGTCAAAGCCCAGAAGGATCAGGCCGCCGCCGACAAGGCCCAGGCCCGTGACGCTGCTAAGGCGCAGTCCGCCACCGAACGTGCGACGGCCTTGGCCGAACGCGCCAAGGTGAAGGCTGATGCTGCCGCTGTCAAAGCCGAACAGGTGAAGCAGCGCGAAGTGGCTAAGGCCGAGCTGGCGCATGCCAAGGAAGCGGCCAAGCTCGCCGCCGCCAAGCTGAAAGCCACCGCGCAGCCCAAGGCCGACCCTGAGGCGCCGAAGGCCGCACCGCAAGCCGAGAAGGCCTACGCGCCGATCCCCGACGAGCTACTGACCCGCAAGGGCCTCAGTGACGAGCAGGTGTCAGCACGTGAGGTGGCTGATTACGCCCCAGGTCTGCAGAAGAAGTACGCTCAGAACATCCAGTTCCGACGTTCGACGCTGCGCAACCGGCTTGAGGACATCGCCAACGAAGCCAACGACGTCGACAGCTCTGCGCTGGGCAAGCTCTATCACCAGATGGACCACAGCCACAGCCAGTCGGAAGTCCAGCGCCACCTCGCGCATTGGACATCCAAGATGGACCCTTCGACCAAGAAGGCCGTCCACGCCGCCGTGGCTCCACTGCTGAAGCTTTGGAAAGAATGACGAACAAAATCGTGAGGGGGGTCAAGATCAAGAAGATCCCCCTCTTCGGCCGAGTAGACAAGCGTTGCCGCCCGCGTCCCGACATCAGTGCTCTCCAGAAGGAGAAGTGGCAGGACCCGGAGTTTCGTGAGCGCATGAAGAAGCGCGACGAAGACCGCATCGCAGACCTCAAGGCCAATCCCGAGAAATACTCCAACGCGGGGATCCCCTGGGGTCACACCCGCGCATCTGTGCAGCCCCTATGGGACCGCGCCAACGAACTAGCCGATAGGTTTATCAAAATCATGGAAGACAAAGGCGAACTGCCGCGCGACGAAGTCGTGCTGCTTGCCACCGAAGACGGCAAGGTTGAAACCGTGACGGTCCCGTCGACCGAAGACGGTATGGCCAAGGCCGCCCTGCGGGAAGCCTTCCTGTATGCGGTCGGCCCCGGCGATAAGAAGACCAAGATCCAATACATCAACACCGTTCTGGCGTTCACGAAGTCGAAGCCCGAGAGCAAGTCCAAGCTGACGCTCAACAAGGCCGAGGACTTCCTCGACGAGATCATCCGCGGCGATGACTGACGAGCTGACTGAGAGCCAGAAGAAGGCTCGCAAGCGGCTCTACGAAGACTTCGCGTTCTACGCCAAGCACTGCATCAAGATCAGGACGAAGCAGGGTAAGATTGCCCCGCTCGTTCTCAATCGCGTGCAGCAGCGCTTCTCAGAACGCGTCATTGCCCAGCTGCAGCGCACCGGCCGCGTGCGCATGGTCGTGCTCAAAGCGCGCCAGCAGGGCCTCTCCACCGTCATCTCAGCCCTCCAGTATTGGTGGCTGTCGCAGCGCAAGGCCCAGAAGGGTCTCGTCATGGCCCACGAGGCCGAGAGCACGACGACGCTCTTCGACATGTACCGGCGCATCCATGACAACGTCCCCGACATCGTACGCCCTTCGACGAAGTATTCCTCACGCTCAGAGCTGGTCTTTGACAAGCTTGATAGCGGACTTCGTGTTGCGACTGCTGGTGGCCGCGGTGTTGCTCGCGGTGAAACGCTCACCTTCGCGCACCTCTCCGAGGTCGCGTTCTGGCCTGTGGCGTTCGCGAACACCAACTTCAACGGTCTAGTCCAGGCAATCCCCGACGAGCCCGGCACGTTCATCTTTCTGGAGAGCACCGCGCAAGGTGTGACCGGCAAGTTCTACGACATGGCCCAGGGTGCCGATAAGACCCCCGGAGACACGGACTGGAACGGCTACGAACTGTTCTTCTCTGCGTGGTTCGAGAGCGACGAGTACCGAGACCAAGCAACTGCTGACTTCCAGCGGACGCCCGAAGAAGAGGACCTGATCAAGGCGTTCTCCGATAAAGGGCTCACCTCCAACGACCAACTTTACTGGCGTCGTAAGAAGGTGGCAACGAACGGGCTCGACCTGTTCAAGCAAGAATACCCGGCGACCGCCGAAGAGGCGTTCCTCTCGACCGGCCGCCCAATCTTCAACAACGAGTACGTCACCGAGCGCCTCCGAACACCGAAGGCCCCGCTGACAATGATGGCCGTCGAAGAGACATTCGACGAGAAGAACGGCCGGCCTCTGCCGCTGCGAGTGTTGCGTGAGCACGCCCGCGGTGAACTGAAGGTCTACCGGCAGCTCGATCCATCAGAGACATACGTTATCGGCGCCGACGTGGGCATGGGCCTGCGCCAGGGCATCAAGGGCAGGAAAGATGGGGACCCGAGTGTCGCCCAGATCCTCGACAGCCAGATGCGCCAAGTCGCCGTATGGCGTGGCCTCTGCCACCCCGACGTATTCGCGAAGATCCT